GTGTCTATGATGGCACAGGAACTGAAGGACGCCATGCGGCGCGGCAAGAAATGGAGAATACTAGACGATATGCAGCGCGAGACGCTGGAGATGATCGCCACGAAGATCGGGCGCATCCTGTCAGGCAACCCGCATGAGGTCGATCACTGGCGGGACATCGCTGGCTATGCCACGCTGATCGAACGGTGGCTCACACCACCGGCTGGCCTCGAAACCAAGCCTGACCGTTGATGATGCGGCAGAACTCCGGTTCCAGCAACATGCCGCTAGATGCAAAATGCAATACAGTGAAACCCTGTGACCAGTTCACAGGGTTGTCCTCCGCATAAGCGAACTTGTCGTTCTCAGGCCCGTAATCCGACAACGTGCCGCATTCCACGCCCCAGCGAAGGCCATTGTAATCCGCAAACATGGTCGCCTGGAGCCGATGCGTGTGGCCGGTCACAATCGACTTGCCGCTCTTCAATGTGTTGTTATAGGCCCCATGCACGCCTTGGTGAATGCGGTGCTTTACAACCGTATGCTCATTGAGCCATAGGCTTGTGCAGAATTGCCACGCAGGGAAGTGATCTGCGATGTCAAATCCTTGAACCTGTACATATTCCGGCGCTGCTTGCGCCAGCCTCGCCATGAAGCGGTTGTCGTGGTTGCCATCTGTCCACATGAGATAGCAGCCGGGAGGCGCATAGGCTTCGATCTCTGCATGACGTTCCTTGACGGCTTCTAGTTCTTCAGCCACGCTCGGCGTCTGCACACGAGCGCCTGGATGATGACGACTGATCTTTGCACCGTCGAAGCTGTCGCCGTTCATGATGACCATCGACGGCTGCAAGTCCTTGATGATCTCGATCATGGCTGCGAAAGCCTTGCTTCGCTCACCCGGCCAGAAATGCCCATCGCTGCCGATGATGACGGGGCCGACAACATTTTCTTTTAGCGCGCGGAAACCTTTTGTCGGCACCTCGATCTTGATCCGCTGGGCTGGCTGCGAGATCGTGTTCAGAATGATTCCATGCTTGCGCTCGAGGCTATCCCGTCGAGCATTAACGCCTCGCAGGTTGAGGCCCAATTCCTTGGATACAGCAGACGGTGAGCCTAGACGCTTCCATGCGTCAATGAACTCTTGGTCGGAGTATCTCTTGGTCATTCGCTACTCCTGCGCGCGGCGAAAGTTGAGCCGCCAGATCACATCTGCAACTTGCTTTCCGAACATATCGATCTGCTTTTCCTCTGCTTCTGGAAAAACAAGATGCGCCACCTCATGGGCGGCAATCTCCAAGAGCAGCTTTGGCTTCTGGAGAAGGCGCGGGTCTAGCTGAATGTGATCTTCGCCAATATAAGCCCAGCCCCAAGCACGCTCACAGGTCTTCCATTCGATGTTGATCTTGCGGCGTGCCATGAGTTAATCCTTGCATCGCTTCCGGCGGTGATCCCATTCGCCGCCACGGCGGATGCAATCACGCCATTCTTTCTCTTTCTCAGGTGGCATTCGCTTCATTAGAAATGGCAACGATGCCTTGAACATAACAACGCCAAGGCCGAACCAAAAGGATGGCCTTTGAGCGACGAGAAAGCCGCCAGCGCCAATGCCGATCAACAGCACGACGATGGCGGCAATCTCGATCCAGTTCACTTCTTGGCCCAGATAGACCAACCAGCGGCGAAAATGACGCCGAGCGCACCGATGATCTCGTTCATGGCGGTGGCGTCAATAACTCCTGTTCCGACAACATAGCCGCCACCAGCCGCGAGAACGGCGCGAACAACGCCCCAGACCATTTCTTTTGTCATCACTTACTTCCTTTTGTTGTGCCGGGATATTGCTTCCACGGCAGTTGGTTATCGACGTTTAATACCAGTTTGGCGCTCTAGTTCGCGGCGGCTATAGTATAGCACGCCGTCAAAAACAATCGGGTGGCAAAGCCGACGGGCACCCGTTCTAAAACTGTGCGACGTGTTTTCGCTTGCGGTCACGTACTCAAGATTTTCTACGCGATTATCACGTTTATCGCCGTTCTTGTGGTTTACAGTCATGCCAGTCGCTAGGCCAAAAAATGTTTCCGCAACAACACGGTGAACGGTAATTTTTATGTGCCGCTCATCTTTCTTACAGCTAAGGCGCAAGTATCCATACCTATCAAGATGCGGGGAACGCAGTCCGCGAGGGCCGTATATTTCGCCGTTCTCAGTGGCCCATAGAGGAAGGGTAGGATGCTTTTTCATTTTTTTGTGCCAGGATATTGCGCCCAAGGAAGCTGGAAGTGGGGACCGTCCCGAAATTTCGGCCAATCCGCTCCGGCCTCAATCAGAACATTCTCAGCCTTTGCCGCTGCCTTCATTCGCTTGGCAAGGCTATCGTATAAAGGCCAATCCCAGCGCACCTGGCCCTTGATTGTGCAAGCCAGATCAACGGCGTGTGAAAGATCATTTGCCGCTGGGATATGTCGGGACCGTAACGTCTTTGATGCGCCCTTCGCCTTGAGGATTTTCTGCTCCTCAAGAGTGCGAACGCCGCAGGTGACTATGAAGCCTGTGTCGGCATCCTTCCAGTCGCCAGCGCATCGATTGACCACACGCACCAGGTCGGGATGGACGCCCTTGAGCTTGGCGAAGGACGCGCTGTTGAGCTTCATTTGCGTAATGCCTCCTCGATGCTGTCCAGCTTCGCCATGATGGCGCGGCTCGTCTCGCGGATCTCCTTGATCTCTCGGTCGTGCGCTGTACGCGATGTTTCGGTCTGCGCTTGCAGAACTGCGATGGCTGTCTCGTGCGCCTGTTGCTGGCGGTAGATCACCCAGACAAACGCGGCCACTGGCGCGATGATCCATTGCATGATGGCCCCGAGCACTTTGAAAGTCTGATCATCAATCATGGCGCTGTCTCACGGAGAAGAGGCATATTCGCGGCGGCGGAACATCCAGATTTTTCCGGCAGCTATGCTGTCACCGGTAAACGATATGCGAGCGCGCAATATTTTCTGTGCTGGCGCATCATACATGGCGGAATCTGCGTCAAATGATCCGCTAAATGAGCCATTTCTGTAGGTCATTGTCATGACAAAATGAGAAGTACTCTCAAGTCTTGGAAAATAGAATTCTGCATGATAGCCAAAGTCTTGAGTATTAGTTCCATTGTCTGACTGTCTGACTAATCGATATACTGCATCTGTTTGCTTGAATGCTTCCAACTGAAGCCTGCGATCAGTAAACGCGGCAGCGTTATGCCTTAATCCCAAAGCCAAAACGCGGTATTCGTAGCCATCTACAAAGTCTGGCGTAACAACACTAGAGACTGTTCCAGTCACTGCGTGATCATAGATCAACCCAGTTTTACCATCACCAATGGACACCTTGTCATAGGGATGCCAGCCAGAAACCATGACAGGCGCACCAGAAGATGCTTCTGCAATAGCCGAAGGATTGTCGCGCAATGCCGTCACGGTCGTGCTTGACGGAATGCCGCCAACAGCAACCGCTGCGTTTGAGATGCTTGTCCATGTTGTCATCAAAGCCACCTGTACGGTTGAGGAGTCCCGCTTCCATCATTACCACTATCATCGAGCCAACGCCACGGCTGGGCAACGCCATTGCCGTCAAGCCCAGCATCGGTCAGCCAGGTCCAGAGCACGCCGCCCTTCTCGTTGTCTTCCGCTGTGAAGCGGTACGTCAGGCCGTTGCGGGCTACCTCTGCCGAGGTGATAAGCCACTCGCCATCACGCGGCGCACCTGTGAAATCAACATCTAGATAGTGCCGTATCTGCACAACCGATCCGGTCCAGACGTTTGTGGCGTCTTTAGCTGAAAGGTCGAAGGTGATTTCCTTGCGAACATCCGAGAAGCGATCAAGATAGGTCTGGGCCAAGGAGTTGGCGATTGCCTGTGTGCTAATGAACCGGCAGAACAATTCCCTGATCTGCGGCTCACCGCCATACTGCACTTGCTTTAGAACATCGATAAAGACAGAGACGCGGGAATAGTTGCTCTTCTCGGCCACGCTTGGGATCGGCGTGCGTTGCAAGTAGTAGACATGCGTTTGAGATGCGCGCTCTTCCGGCTTCTCTTCGATTGAGAAGCTGCCAGCAACAATCGCATCGTCATCAGTCAAAAGCGTAGGAGACGGCTGCGGCCTGACAGGCTCCATGAGAATCTTTTGGACGCGCTCATCCCACCACAAATTCGAGACGGCCTGGAGGCACACCTCGGCTAGAAGTTCTTCGATCTTGTTGGGGTCAGTGATCCACGCAGTGAAATTGTAGTCTGGTCGATAGGTGGTCTTTGCTGCCGCCCAATCTGCGAAGTTGATATATTTCTCAGGGATGCCGCCCCAATTAACAAGAAGGTCATAGAGGATTTCGTGGAATGGCGTAGCGTTGTAATAAAGCACGCGCTGCACGCGGTCGTTCTGACTTTGAGCCGCTGCCGTTGTTCCTGCCAGACCTCGTGTCAGTCCATCGAAATAGATGTTGCCGCCGGTCGTTTCATAACGCTGGGCATATTGAATCACCTCGCTGTTGATCCTGACATAGCCAGCCGTAGAATAGTCGCTCAAGGTTGCGCCAGCGACGGTCATTGCCGTTTCTACGTTGGTGATGTTCGAAGCCAGTTCGCCACGGCTCAGATACGGTGCCGTCAGGTTGGTGTCGGTGATTTTTCGCAGGATGTCTTTGGCCGTGATCGAAACGCCATTGCGCCCTGCGTCAATCTTCTCAATCACATATTCCCGCTGCGTCATGGCTGAAAGCGGCTGGCCTATCAACCCTTCGTAGATGTTGAGCGTGTATCCAATGTGATACGGATTGCGGGCAAGCCACTTGCTCCAGAAGCTGCCGATCTGGTCTGGATCATAAGCCCTCGTGGAGACGTAAGGATCGGTGCCTATGTCATTCCAAGGGAAGTCCTTGATACGGACATTGCTCACGGCGCGATAGCCCAGTGGGCTTTTATTGCGCGATCCAGAGGCCACGTTGAGGACGGTCGGAGCCGTCTGATAGTTCTGCATTGCCGGGATAGCGAGTGCGGGCTGATAGATGTAATCGATCAGAAACGGATCGCCCGCTTCAGTGGTGAGCGTGTTGCTGTTCTCGGTCAGCAGGTTGATGTTGTTATCCTGCCACTCGTAAACGTCATCATTGACGAACCGCAGCGTCAGTGACTTGCTAAGATCGAGAGCGGATAAGAACTTGCAGGTCTTGTCGGTGTTCCAACAGGCATCGCCAGTGGCATTGCAAGGCGAGACACCGAAGGTGCGTGAGCAGAGTGGCTGGATGATCTCGACAATCTCGACGGGGCGCGCTGCAAAGGTCATCAGTAGTATCCTGTGACGCCGAGAGAGACGGAGCGATAAGCATTGATGCCCATGTTCACAGGCTCAACGTCCCGGTCTGTCCAGACGAAGCCGACATCGGTCGTGATCTTGGATGGATTGCCAGCGATACAGAATGGCTGTAATGGAATCGTTTTGGCGAACGGCTCGAAGTATGTGTCATACCAAGTCGTTGTGAGATATTCCCAATCGTAAGATGAGGTGACAGCACGCCTCTTGATGATGCGCCCAAGCCATTGGCCAGTCTCGGAGAACTGTTGCTGTGCTTCCGTGACGCGGTTGAGGTTCAGCGGCCTATGGCCTCCGTAGATTGGGATGGGCATTTGCAATGCAGCGCCCGCGCGAATGATGCCGATGGCGATGTCAGTGCCATCATTCACGTTCACTCGCACTTCTCGGACGGTGTAGAGCGCCCCAGCATTATTAAAGAACACCGCGATAGTCGAGTTGTCAGTTGGAGAAATTGTCGCACGAGTAGTGTGACCACCACCGACTGTTGCCGCCGTGGAGATCGTGACTGTCTTGCCAGATAGGTTATGCGCTGCGATAAAGACGCAATCGATAGATACGTCTGCCGCTGCCACAAGCGTCCAGTTATTCGAGCCTGGTGCAAGCTCCCATCGCTGAGATGTGTAGTCATTGGCAGCATAAGCCGGATTGGTTCCGTCGCCAGAGACAGTGCCGGTCATCATGTCCCACAAGATGCGGGCATGGTTTAGCGGCTCATTCGTGGAGACGGTATATCCGGCTGTGCTTATGGTCACGGCGTTCCTGCCATTTCGATCCAGTTGGTTCCATCACAAACAAGCAATGCCCATGCGCCATCTGTCGCTGGTAAAATAGGAGTGCTGGCTG